CGTAGGACGACTCTTTGACAGAGGTCGTTCCCCAAGACACACAGTTAAGGTGTTATCCGCCTTAATGTCTTATACGGGATTCACATCCCGTAATCTGACTAGTAAACAGTATGAAAAGGCTGCTTCTTCAATAGAAGGGGTTAATCGGACTAATTTCGGTGCTCTCGAATTTCGAGATCCCGAACATTACTTCGATAGCCTAGGAATTTGGGCAGACGTCTCTGTACCAGGTAGGTTCTTTAGAGCTTTACTTGATGTGCAGGGATTGTTTAAATCACCTTCCTACAAATTTTCATTTGCAGGATTGCTATCTGCAAAGCCGCAAGGCATGTTCGGTAAGAGTTGGGTAGGGAGCTTCATAAACTCCCTCTCTTATCGTCCTGTTTACTCCTTTCTCCGAAATAACTTCGGCTTCACTGAGAGTATCCCTTTGACTATGGATTGGTCAGAGGAATATGATTCTCCCGGTAAAATTTCCGTTATTCAAGAGCGAGGCTTTAAGGCGAGAGTGGTCGCGGTTCCATCCGCTGGTGTTCAGGTGTGTTTACACCCTTTACACCAGAGTTTGGACGCCCTCCTGAAAATCCTTCCTGAAGATTGTACTCACGATCAACGGGCAGGGGCCATACAAAGCCAGAAATGGTTGGCTAAGGGTAGGACCGTACATGCGGTTGACCTCTCGTCTGCAACTGATAGATTCCCGAGGCAATTTTCGCTAATGATGCTAAAGGCTCTAGGCTGTCATTATGAGGCAGAGTTCCTAGACACCATTTCGAGATCGGAATGGTATCTATCAGGGGATTTTCGTAAGTTACACCATCGGCCATATGTTACATATGGCGTAGGGCAACCTATGGGGGCGTATTCCAGCTTCCCACTGTTTGGTGTATCTCATAACTTACTTCTCAGGATGCTTTGTTACGCCCACTTCATAAAGAAGGTGGATGGCACCTACCCTTTCAGGGTGCTAGGTGATGATGTAGTAATCGCAGATGAAAAACTCTACGAGGCATACATTCATATCCTGGACGTCTTAGACGTTCCCGTTTCCATAGAAAAGTGTGTAAGCTCCAATATCTTGACCGAGTTTGCTGGACATGTCGTGACACGTAATGACGTGTTCATGCCAGCTAAGCTCCCAAAGACGTCA